AGGATTTATTAGTTTGTTTAGAGATGATTCAAGTGTAGTTGCAAATGATGATTTGGGCGGAATTCTTTTTTATGGTGATGATAATAGTGCAACTACTCAGTTTGCATCTATAAGAGCAACCGCAGAGGGCACACATGCAGATGGAGATAATCCCACAGCTTTAAGATTTTTGACTACATCTGACGGTGCTGAACTTTCTGCAGAAAGAATGCGAATTGATTCTGGAGGTGGTGTTGCTATTGGAACAACGACACCAGATGGAGTAAGTAATTTAACAGTTAAATCACAAAATAGCACTTCTGGTCAGGAATTTGTATCTTTACACCATCAAGCTTCTAGTGGCTTGATTTATTTTGTGTCTTTTATGACAGGTAGTGGAAGTGATGTAGGTTATATAACTTTTAACGGAACTACAGGTGCTTTTACTGCTGCTTCTGATATTTCTCTAAAAGAAAATATTAGAGATTTAACTGGTGGCTTAGATTTTATTAACCAAATTAAGCCAAGAATTTTTGATTGGAAAGAAGAAGGAAAGGGTAAAGACCAAGTAGGTTTTATTGCACAAGAAGTAGAAGAAATTAAACCAGAATGGGTAGGAGAAAAAGAAGGGTTAAAAAATATTCCAGTAAATTTACCACATTCAATTCCTTATTTGATAAAAGCAATCCAAGAACAACAAACACAGATTGAAGCCTTACAATCTGAAATTAACACTCTAAAAGGAGGATAAAATGGCAATATCATACGAATGGGATGTAAAAACTGTGGACACTTATCCTACTAAAGATTCTAAATCTGACGTAGTTCATAATGTGCACTGGCGACTAACAGCTACTGATGATACTAATAATGATGCAGACGGTAATCCGCAAACTGCAACAGTATATGGGTCTCAGGGTTTAGATACTTCAGACTTATCAAGCTTTACAGAATTTGCAGACTTAACTGCAAGTGATGTACAAGGTTGGGTTGAAGCAGCTATGGGTGAAGATGAAGTCCAAGCTAAAAAAGATAATCTTGATGCTCAGATTGAAGAGTTAGTAAATCCAACAGTACAAACAAAAACTATAGGCGGTTAAAATAATATATAATTTCTGATTATGGCAGATACATTTACTACTAATTTAAACTTAACTAAACCAGAGGTAGGAGCTTCTACTAATACTTGGGGTGGTAAAATCAATACAGATCTCGATGCTGTCGATGGTATTTTTGCTGCTGCTGGCGATGGTACTTCAGTAGGCCTTAACGTAGGCTCTGGTAAAACTCTTACAATTGGTGGCACTTTAAAAATTGGCTCTAATACCGATGCAAATATTTTAGTAGCAAACGGCACAAGTTTTAATCCAGTAGCTTTGAGTGGCGATGCAACCATAAGCAACTCTGGAGTTCTTACTTTAGGCTCAGATGTAGTAGAACAATCAATGATTGCTGATGATGCTGTAGGTGCAGATCAATTGGCTGCTAATGCGGTAGTCAATGCGAGTATTGCTGCTGCTGCTGCTATAGATGCTACAAAAATAGCAAATGGCAGTATTAGTAACACAGAATTTCAATATTTGAATGGTGTTACTTCTGCAATACAAACTCAATTAAACTCTAAAACTACCGCAAGTAGCACAACAACTTTTACTAATAAATCTGGAAATATATCTCAATGGACAAATAACTCTGGATATTTAAAAGCCACAACAGGAACAAATGGTTTGGCTTCTGCTTTTTCACAACAAACTGAAGGATATATAAAATTTGCTAATGGCTTTATTATCCAATGGGCGACTCTTAATACAGTTTTTGGTGGCACTTGGACTTATCCAATAAGTTTTCCAAATCAAGTTGGACACGTTTCTAAACACGACATTAGAACAGGTTCTTCTAGTAACGGAGAAAACTATGTTCATAGCATAACTACTTCAAGCTGTGTTTTTATTAGTGGTCATAATGGACAAAAAACTTTAATGGCAATAGGTTGGTAAAATGGCTAAATATGCTCATGTAGATAAAAACAATAAATTATTAGGTTGGTATGACAGCGAAATACATGAATCTATACCAGAACCTAAAATTTTAGTTACTGAAGAACAATGGCAAATTTCTATACACAATAATCACGACTATTGCGGTAATGATGGCGTAACTAAACATACAAACACAGAGCCTACCTCTGAACAAAAAATAACTGAAGCAAAAGTATATTTATCTGATACAGATTGGTATGTAATTAGAGAAGCAGACTCAGGTAAAGAAATGCCTAGTGAAATTAAAATTAAAAGAGCAGAAGCAAGACAAACTATTGATGATTTGTCTTAAAGGATAAATCATGGCTTTAGTACAAATAACACCCCCAGCAGGAATAATAAAAAATGGCACAGACTATGCCAACAAAGGTCGTTTTGTTGATGGTGATTTAGTACGTTTTGAAAATGGTTATCTTAAACCTTTAGGTGGTTGGACATTTTTTAGATCTAATCCAGTCGGTACATTTTTTAGTGGCACAGTAACAACTGCTTCATCAAGCGCAAACATAACTGTAACCACGACTGTTACACATAGTTTATTAGTTGGCGATACGATTGTCTTAGAAGATTTTGCAGCTACAGGTGGCATTACTGCCAATCAAATCAACACAACTTTTACAGTAGCAACTGTACCTTCAACCACGACATTTACCGTCACTACAACTGGTACTGGCACATCTGCTGCAACCTCTGCTGCATCAAGAGTTATACAACCAGCAGTTCCAATAGGTATGTATTCTTATAAAACCAATAATGGCGAAGAAGTCTTAGCTATTGGTACTAGATCTGGTGTAAATGTTTTTTATGATAATGCTTGGTATGACATCACACCTGCTGGCTTTGTTGGCGATGATGTTATTACTTCAACTGGTTATGGTGCATTTCACTATGGAGTCGAAGATTGGGGAGATGCAAGAAGCACGTCTGGAATACAGTTTGATACTAAAAGTTTTTCATTTGCTAACTGGGGTGAACACTTAATATTTTGTTTTGCAGGCGATGGCAAAATATATCAATGGCGACCTGATGCTGGTAGTGGCAGTCCAGATACAATAGCTACCGCAGTAACCAACGCACCTACTGGTTGTCAAGCAGTTATTGTGAGTAATGAAAGACATTTGATAGCCATAGGTTCTGGTGGCGATCCTCGTAAGATAGCTTGGTCTGATAGAGAAGATAATACTACTTGGACATCTTCTGCTAGAAATACTGCTGGTGATTTACAAATAGCTACAGGTGGTCAAGCAAATTACGCAGTCAAGTTTGGTAACGATATTATTATTTTTACCGATGTTGGTATAAACAAACTGTACTACACAGGCAGTCCGTTTGTTTATGGCATACAAGATGCTGGGGTAAATTGTAAAGCAATCAGTCCAAGATCAATTACATCTTCTGGTGGGTTCTTATCATGGATAAGTGAGAACTCTTTCTTTACTTACGATGGCAGGGTTAGAGAGCTTAAATCAGATGTGCATGATTTTATCTTTGATAATTTACAACAAAACACTCAACAAGCTACCTTTGGCGCACACAACATTGACTACAATGAAATCTGGTGGTTTTTCCCAGTAGGAGACGTAGATCAACTAACACCAAATAAATACATTATTTGGAATTACTTAGATAATGTTTGGTCTATTGGTTCATTAGATAGAGGTTGTTGGATAGATCAAGGTGTTTTTGCAAATCCGATTGCTTGTGATTCTAGCGGCTTTGTTTATGAACACGATAAAAGAGCTTTGTTTAATTCACCAGGATTGGGAACAAGAAAGCCTTTTTGTCAAACAGGACCATTGGAAATAGGTAATGGAGATCGTGTTGCACAAGTAAATCAAATCTTACCTGATGAGGAAACTACAACTTTACCAGCAATAACTTTAAGTTTTACTGGTCGTTTTACACCATTAGGTACAGAAACAGATTTTGGTAGTTTTTCTTTCAATGCTGATGGTTATACCGATGCTAGATTTTCTGCTAGACAAGTGCAGATGAAAATAGAAGGCGATGTCACACAAGACTTTCAAGTTGGCAAGATTAGATTGGATGTGCAACCTAGAGGTCGTAGATGATAGATCCTGCTAGTAAAAGCCAATATATACAAAGAGTAACTAATGCCAAAGTAAGTTTGACTACTACCAATGCAACTACTTTATTTACTGCGCCATCTGGTTCAGATTTTGATTTTGCAGTTATTGAGTCTATTTTAGTTAATAACAACAATGCTGCATCAACTACTTTAAGTGTTACTTTGACTGATGCTAGTTCTAATGTTTTTAATATTTATGACGATTTTACTGTCGCAGGCAATACAACTGCTGAATTATTAAGTAGAGATTTAGTTTTACAAGCAGGCGAAATAATTAAATTAACTGCTAACGATGCTAATAGAATTATGGCAATAACCAGTTTAGTTGAATATGCAAAGGGTGATTAAAAAAGAAGATTGGGAACTTCAATGGGATTATTGCAAGCAATTTATTGAGCCTGCTCTAAAACATCAAGATTCCTATACAATAGACGACATAGAAGATAAAATAAGACATGGATTTTTCCATCTGTGGCCAGGTAAAGAATCAGCTTTTATAACTGAAATTGTTACTTATCCACAGCACAAAGTGATGAATTTATTATTTTGTGGTGGCAAATACGAAGAACTAGAAGCAATCTTAGCTTCTATTGAAACTTTTGCTAAAGCCATTGGTATAAAAAGATTATATGGT